AATTATTTTTTTTGTGACCAGACCAAAAAATTCAATTATGCAGTTAAATTTAATTTTTTCACATAAAATATTTTAGGTTTTCAAAAATGGACAAAAAAAATGTCCAAAATCGAAAACCCAAAAAAACTTTCGCAAAAAAATTTAATAATTCTGCACTACACGTGAAGGGACCGAAAATACCCTATTTTTTGGGTTTTATTTACATTTTAGTAGTGCAAGCTCTTTAAATAGACAATTTATAATATTATATTTTATATTGAATTTATAAAATATAAAATTTTATGTAGCATATAATAATCCAGCATTTCCACCAACAAATATTACCATGTTTACACGTTCTTCAATTAAATACAAGTTAAAATTATAATCATAAATACGCCATGTAGGTTTATTTATACCAACAATATCTCCTGTTGTAGGATCACAAATAGTTAAAACTTGCGCATATGGATCAACCGGTGGAGAAATAGTTGTAAACTCAAATTGAATATTTGTAAATCTACTCATATTCATAGCACCAGACGGTTGTATTATTAATGGATTCGTATCTAAACAAAAATTATAACAATATAAACCTTGAGGTGCGTTACCAGCTGTTCTAACGTATTTTTCAACAAAATTATAAACACCAGATGGTGATGTATTCTCTCTGTATTGGCCATCTAATAATATTCCAAGAGCTACTAATATATATTGAATATTTTGTGGATTATATACACCAGTTGTAAAAAGACCACTTAATGTTCCATCTGGATTTAATCCAGGACCTATTGTTGATGGTCCTGCTGGGTCAGGGTTGGGAACATCTCCAGCAGTAGGTGCCGGAGATACGTCTTGTGGCATATAATTATAAGGCCAATTTGTATAATTAGACCACTGGTTACGTAGATTTACATCACTTCTTTGAAAATAAAACATCCAACTAATAACCATGCCTATTGAGTCTATATAAATCTTATTTTGACCAGTAATATTATAATACGGGGTTTCGTATACTTGTTTGAAAATATATTTTTGCTCATTTTTAGCAAATAACTCTGACTCGTCATTAGAGAGAAAACAATATGTACAATTTAAATTTATATCTGCGTTCCAATTTGTTCTCGTATCTACATAAGATGTAGGGCCTAACACTTCATCTGGCGGTGTTTGAAGAAATCTATAAAGTTGCATATAGAATTGATTGAAATTTGGCTGCACTACAGGAAAGTTATTCGCGTAATCCATAACATCACGAATAGTGAACCATTCATAAACTGGTCTAAATGAAATATTTATTTGAAGTTCGTTATATTGAAGAGCAACTAAGGGAAATGCTTGGGTTGAAAGTAGGTTAAACCAAGCACCTAATGGAATATATAAGACACGACCCATTATAGATGGTTGAGCACCTGCTGGACTTGTAGTATAATAAGCATTTGGATAAGTATTTACACGTGCGCCGTAATTTGCTGGGTCATTTAATTCTGGTATTTGACCTATCATTTCATTAAATAACGCAAGTTTTTGTGCGCTAAAGTCTCTTCTTGCTGAATTTAATATATATTGACCAGAATAATGTTGTAGTTGTTGGTTTCCACAATTAATTGTAATACGACTAATTATTTGCGCACCTAAATTTTCTATCCATTGAAATTCATATGGTGCCCAATCAGTATATCCAGTTGTACCATCAGGGTTAGTATATTGCTGAGGAGGTAAAACAGGGCTCCAAATATTAGGTAACTGAACAGAAATATAGCAGTCCATAAGGAGATCAGCATATCGTTTCACTTTAAAAGTAAATGTTGATTCTGCTGTAAGATTTAATATAGTAGTACCTTCATAATCTAATCTAAAATTTTGTTTACCCCAATTAGTATATTTTTTATATGTAGCTTTCCAAAACGTTTTAGATGGATTACCATTTAAAATAACATTTTGTTGTCCTTGAGAGACTAAATTCATAAGACCGCCTGCCATATTAAGTATATAATATATAAATTTTTTAATTCTTTATTCGTTATAATATAATTTTACTATTTCTAATAGTTCATTATTTTCTTCATTTTCTATTCTTTTAATTTGTTTTTCAATTTCTCTCTGTAAAACCGGCAAACGAGTATAAAGCATAGGATTTAATGATTTACCATATTTATTCTTAAACTTATCAGGATTAAAGCGAATATAAACAAATTTACCTCCATGTAACATAAATAAGTCATCGTAACGTATTTCCTCATCCGTTTCATCATAACTTTTATGTTGATGTTCATCTGTTTCAATACATAAAAGAGTATTACCAATTAATTTTCTATGGTCTATTCTTCTTCTATGCGTACAATCGCAGTTACCAGTCCATAATGGTTTATCGTGGTGGAAACCATCAAAATTCGCATTAATATAATCTCTTACAGCTATTTCTTTTGTTTTTGAGCGAATTTGAAATGAAAGCGGATCTAAAGGAAATAAATTTTGAAAACAATAAGCACAGTAACCTTTATATTTATCATTGGCTCTTGTTCCACAATTAATACCTTTACATGTTTTATGTGTTACATCTATCATATTTTCTAATTTATGTGAATCACAAAATCTAGGTTTTACTTCACCTTCGTAATTATAATTTGGTCTTACTTTACATCCTTCATGTTCACAAGTTTTATCTATTACATTTACCATATTATCTAATTTATGGGAAACACAAAATCTACCATTTGTTTCTCCTTCATAATTATAAATCGGTCTTACTTTACATCCTTCGTGTTCACAAGTTTTATGTTTTACATCAACCATATTTTCTAATTTATGATTTGAACAAAATTTAGCCTTTGGTTCTCCTTCATAATTATAAGCTGGTTGTTTATTACACTCTTCGTGTTCACAAGTTTTAGATTTAATATCAACCATATTTACTAATTTATGTGAAACACAAAATCTAGCATTTCTTTCACCTTCATAATTATAAATCGGTATTACTTTACATCCTTCATGTTCACAAGTTTTAGATTTAATATCAACCATATTTGCTAATTTATGTGAAGTACAAAATCTACCCTTTGTTTCACCTTCGTAATTATAAGCTGGTTGTACTTTACATCCTTCGTGTTCACAAGTTTTAGATTTTACATTCACCATATTAGATAATTTGTGTGAACCACAAAATCTAGCATTTCTTTCACCTTCGTAATTATAACATGGTCTTACTTTACATCCTTCATGTTCACAAGTTCTACCTATTACATTTACCATATTATTTAATTTGTGTGAACCACAAAATCTAGCCTTTGGTTCTCCTTCGTAATTATAACATGGTATTATTTTACATCCTTCATGTTCACAAGTTTTAGATACTATATTTACCATATTTGCTAATTTATGTGAAACACAAAATCTCCCTTTTGTTTCACCTTCGTAATTATAACATGGTCTTACTTTACATCCTTCATGTTGACAAGTTCTAGATACTATATTTACCATATTTTCCAATTTATGTGAAGTACAAAATCTAGGTTTTGTTTCTCCTTCATAATTATAAGCTGGTCTTACTTTACAATTACCTTCCTGACATAACTGACTAACTAATTTATAATCTTCTTTATGTTCTTTGCATCGTAGAGGTTTTCCATAGAATTCCCCATAAGTAGCTTGACAACGGCAATTTTCAAATTCGCACAACTTAGGCATTTTATATATAGAGAGAAAAAATCTTTAAGTAGTTTATCCCCACTTTTAATTTTAGGGATAAATTCCTCCTAAAGTTTTCACACAAACTTTTAAATCTAAAATTAAAAATAATATAATATATTAGATATTAATGTCAACCACATCAACTGATTATTTAAGCAAAATTAAAAATATGGATGAAGATTTTCAATCATATATGATTATCGCATTTATTTTAATAATTTTGGCAATATTTATTGGTTACATGATTTATTTAAGTAAATTAGATGGTCGTGAGGTAAATTATATGAATAATTTGTATTCTAGCGTGGATGGATTTATAAAACCAATTAATAGCAGTGATCCAGACTGTTCAGGTAATTTGTATGATTACTACATAAAAACAGCTTATAATGCTTGTAGTGGTGGTGCTTATAAAAATGATTTTGTAGACATAGGAAATTTAAAGGCTGTTATTAAACAAGGAGCACGCTGTTTAGATTTTGAAGTTTATTCTATAAATAATCAACCAGTCGTAGCAACTAGTACAATAGATGACTATTATGTTAAAGAAACATTTAATTCGGTACCTTTTGGAAGTGTTATGGATACAATTAAAAATTATGCTTTTTCAGGGGGTACATGTCCAAACCCAACCGACCCATTAATAATTCATTTAAGAATAAAAAGTAATAATCAAGAAATGTATTCAAATTTAGCAAATATGTTTAAATCATATGATTCGATAATGCTTGGAAAAGAATATAGTTACGAAAATTCAGGTAGAAATTTAGGAAGTGTACCTTTATTAACTTTCCAAAATAAAGTTATTTTAATTGTAGATAAAATAAACAACGCATTTTTAGAAAATGAAAACTTTTTGGAATATGTAAATTTGACAAGTAATTCTATATTTGCGAGAGTTTATGATTATTATAATGTAAAAAATAATCCGGATACACAAGAATTAACAGAATATAATAAAAAAAATATGACAATTGTAATACCGGATAGTGGAAGTAGTCCAGCAAACCCTAGTGGTATTTTATGCCGCGCTTATGGTTGTCAAATGGTTGCGATGCGATTTCAAACAGTAGATAATTTCTTGACAGAAAATACTTTATTTTTTGACAGAAGTAATTATGCTTTTGCTTTAAAACCAATCGATTTAAGATATCAACCAGTGACAGTAGAAGACCCAACACCGCAAAACCCTGCTTATTCTTATGCTACCAGAAATTCAGCAACTGATTATTATAGTTTTAATTATTAGTATATACAAATTATATATAAATATATACACATATACATATAAAATGGATAAACTAAAAAATACAGAAAAATTTCACAAGATTACTCATGATATTAGAAACTTTAGACATTTAACAAAAGAACAAATAACAGCTTTATTAAATTTAAATGAAAAAGAAAAAGATGAAATTTTATTACTATATAATGAAGTTATATTATCATATATCGAATATTTAAAAGAATAAAATAATTTAATAAAATATAAAAAAATAATTTAAAATGATATTATATTGTTTATATAATATCATGGACAAACCACAATCCAATTTTTACAACCTAAATCCTGTAAATTATAGTTGTCCTGTATGTAGGACTTCAGGTAAACTACCAAATATCGCAGGTAGATTTTTTTTAATAAATGAAACAGAGTGTCAATGTAATGGTTGTAATACAAAATTTAATAAAAGACTTTTTTATAAACCTCACTCTATGAATGCTGTAAATGTAAAATTAGAACAACCAACTATCTAAATCAATGTCATCAATTAAATATCTAAATTTAATTTTATCAGCTAATAATTTATTAATTAAATCTCGTTTGTAACCCTTAAATCTACGTATCTCTTCAATAATGCGACTAGTTGTAAGAGCAGGAGACCATTTATCTCCACAAGTAATAGTAGAACAACATAAACAACGAATATTATGTATTTTTTTTAAACTTTCAGTAAATTTACTAGATGAAATTTTTAAAAAGTCATAATAAGGCCTAAAATTTATTTGAACTTTAGGTGCTCTAAAAGGATAATTAGGGTCTAAAATCATTGAGTATATTAAATTATTAGTATGGTCTAATATAGTTATTGTAGAATTATTTTTTTTATCATCTGTATCACTATCAATAGATATTAAGGAACAATCTGTTATAAATCGTTCTAATTCTCTATTGATGCGTCTTTTAATCATCTTATTTGGTAAATTTTCTAACATTAATAATTGTTCTTCACTTAAGGCGGTCATGATGATTGTTATATTATAAGTAAGTTAACTATATTTTAAATCAATTTTAAAATATAATTATTCTAAATAATAATTATTCTAAATAATATATAATAAGTATAATGAAAACAAATAATTGTAAAGGTTTATCGTTTGATGATTGCGAGTTAACAATTCTTCGCATGGCTGTTGATAAGGCAGAAGAAAAAATAGGAAAACGCATTGTAAACTCAGATGAAATCAAAGAAATAATAAAAATAGTGGAAGATTTTATAAAACGTAAAAACTTAATTTGTTATGGTGGTACTGCCATTAATAATATATTACCAACCGAACAACAATTTTATAACAAAGAAGCCGAAATTCCAGATTATGATTTTTTTACAATTAATGCTTTAAATGACGCAAAAGAATTGGCAGATATATATTATCAACACGGTTTTACAGATGTTGAAGCAAAATCAGGACAGCATCATGGAACATATAAAGTATTTGTAAATTATATTCCTATAGCCGATATAACTTTATTGCCAAAAGGAATATACAATGCTATAAAAAAGGAAGCCATAAGAGTAGGAGGTATATTATATACTCCGCCTAATTATTTAAGAATGTCTATGTTTTTAGAATTATCAAGACCAGCAGGTGATATTAGTAGATGGGAAAAAGTGTTAAAACGTTTATCACTTTTGAATAAAAATTATCCAATAACTAATTTGAACTGTAATAATGTAGATTTTCAAAGAGAAATGGAAAATAAGAGTGAAGAAGATAAAATATATGAAAATGTAAGAAATACATTAGTAAACCAAGGTGTAGTGTTTTTTGGAGGTTATGCTATTACTTTATATTCTCAGTATATGCCAAAAAATTTAAAACATAAATTAGAAAAAATTGCGGATTTTGATGTTTTATCAAATGATCCGGAAACTACCGCAGAAATAGTAAAAGAGCGTTTAGGCGATGCTGGTATAAAACATACAAAAATAATAAAAAGAGAACCTGTAGGTGAAGTTATTCCAGAACATTACGAGATACGTGTTGGTAAAGATACAATTGCTTTTATTTATAAACCTATAGCTTGTCACAGCTATAATATTATTAATATATCAGGTCAAAAAGTAAAAATAGCAACAATTGACACTATGTTAAGTTTCTATTTAGCATTTTTATATGCTGATAGACCGTATTATAATCAATTTTTAGATAGAATATTGTGTATGTCAAAATTTTTGTTTGAAGTTCAGCAAAAAAATAGATTAGAACAAAAAGGATTATTACGTCGTTTTAGTATAACATGTTATGGTCATCAAGAATCAGTTGAAGAAATACGTGCTCATAAAGCAGAAAAATATAGGGAGTTAAAACAAAAAGGAAACAAAGCGGAATTTGAAGAATGGTTTTTAAATTATAAACCAGACGAATTAAAAAATAATAAATCACAAGAAAAATCACAAGAAAAAGAACAAGAAAAAGAACAAAAAAAAGAACAAAAAAAAGAACAAAAAAAATCACAAGATAAATTTAAAAAGAAGAAAGTAAAAAAGCAAACAAAAAAACATAAATTATTACAAATTTATGGAGGTAAAACCAGACGTTATAAATAAACTATCGCATACAAACACCATCATCACAATTATTTAAATTTTCTTGAAATGAAACCTTTTTTTCTTTATTATAATAAAATTTATATACAAAAAATGAAACTATAAATAATAAAATAACAGCTCCAATGTAGATATAGTTAGTATAGTCAGATGAACCACTTATACCAGAAATAACTTCATTGACAGAATTTATATTTGCTAAATTAAACTCAGGACTAGTTATATCAATAGAATCCATTTAAATAAATAAATATTTATACTAAATAATTTAAACTTATTTATTATAAACATAAGTTTTCAAGTAATATTACAAAAATGTCGTTTGAAATTTTTATTATTATTTTAGCTAATACAGTATTTTTAAATTCATCTGGAATATTATTATTAATAAAAATACAAAAGTACATTATATATATTAAAAATTTCTCTATTAATATTTTTAAATAGTAAAAACCAATATTTGATAAACTCCAGTTATTAACATAACTACACATCGTGGTATTAGTTTCTTTAATAAAAAAACAATGAATATCCAATAATCCAGATAATATCCGATGAAAATTTGACTTTTCATTTTTTACATTTAATAAATTGCCTATTTTGTCATAACCAAAAAGGTCCAGATAAAGTATTTTTTTGTTAGGTACTTTATCAAAAACATAAGGATTAATTCCATCAAAATATTTATTTTCATATAAGATATTTCCATCTATTAGAAAAGGAATAAAACATGATTTAATTATTGTATTAAAAATATCTTCAACATCGCTGTAGTTAGATTTTACGGTCTTCTTTCCTTTTTTAATATTATTATAACAAATAAAAAATTTATTATTAACTCGTTCGCATATATCATTAGGAATATGTTCTTTCAAATGATTTTTAAGTTCTTTAATAATATTTAAATTATAACTTTCTCTAAAGTCTTTATTTGTAATTTCATATAATTTTGACATAAAATCTAAACCATCAATAAAATACAAAAATCCAGCGACAGAACCAATACTGCACCCAGATATTCTATCTATTTTAATATATTTGCGTTTTTCCATTTCTTTTAAAAAATATAAAGCACCTATAAGATAACTACCATTGAATATTCCTCCGTCTAATACTAAATCAATATTTATAGGTTCGGAAGCATTTTTTATATTATCAGGTAAATTATCAATAAATTTATTAATATATTCATTTATCATAATTATTATAAAAAAGTATTAACTATTTTATAATAAAACGAAATCACTATTAAAATTTTTTATTTCTTGTTGTGTCTTTTTGTTGATTTACAATATTTACGTCTTTTTATATGTTTAGTTTTTTTGCTTTTACTACGTTTTTTCTTTTTCCACCAGCCATATAACCCATTACATCTTTTAAAGTATTTTCTCGCATTAAATAATTATCGGATGAAACATTTTTAGTTGCTTTATTATAACCAGATGTGCCTTCATATAATTTAAGATAATTCGCACGCTTATTAAATCTTTTGTCCTCTTCGGTCAATCTTTTAAAAAGTCGACAATTATTCATAAATTCGGGTAGTCTAAAAACAGCAGTTCCATTATTTCGTGGATTCATTACCATAAACCCATTGGGTAAAATTTGTAATATTCTTATACAAAATATTGTTCCGTTAGGAATATTAACATTTGTTGTATACCTAAAATATATGTTATTTTCTTGTAAATCGTTTACATTTACTTCTATAAATAATTCAGGATCTTCTAATTGTGCTAAATTTTGTGGTAGTGGGTCACACATTTTTTATATAAATATATAGATATATAGATATTTATAAATTATAGTTTTTTATTTTGAATAATTCTTTTAATAAAATCTTTTTCATTCATATTTGAAACATAAATATTAATTATTTCTGCTGGAGAATAAAAATTAGGTTTAATTTTTTTTAAATTATATTGTTCAATTGCATTGCCGAATAAATGAAAATATATTTCGGATATTGTATTATGGCTTGCGTTACTAAATTCATGTGTTATATCAATTCTACCAGGTCTGATTAATGCTGGGTCTAACTTATTATAATGATTTGAAGAAATTATTAATATTCTTCCGGGCGTCTCTCGTATTCCATCCCATAAATTTAATATATCGTCTAATGTAATAGGGTGTTCATCATTCACACTGTTAACAAGAACCTTTTCACATCCATTGTTTTCATTAATACTATTTATAATATCAGAAATTTTTATGTTACCATCAGTTAATTGTATTTTTTTATTTTTTATTTGTTTTTCTTTGTTTTTCTTTATATCTCTGTTTAAAACAATATCTCCAATACAGTCGATATCTTCAAAAACGATTATTTTTTTATCAAATGTAATACTTCCTTTTTCATTATTAGAATTATAAGTGGATTCAAAGAAAAAATGTTCTAATTGCTTTTTTGTTTTAAACATTTTGAGAGATATTTGAATAATATTACGCCCAGTTGAATTTGCGAGCGCTTTAATAAAAGAAGTTTTTCCTGTGCCTGGAGGTCCGTGTAATCCAATACCAAGCGAATAATTAATACCTTTATCACAATACCATTTACTATTATTTAAAAAAAACTGTATTTTTTGTAACAATTCAGTTTTACCATCAAAAAATATATTATTAAATGTTCTATAACTTTCAAAAACATCTTCTCTCCAACAGTCTAAACTAGTTTCCTCATCACTAATTTTTAATTTATCTAACGTATAAATAAATTTTTTGTTATTGCGACTATTTTTAATTGAAGCTAAATAATTATTGGTAATATTATCTATATATTTGATTAAATAGTCTAATGAATATACATAAGAATAAATATTAACTGTAATTCTATCTGTTTTAGAACTAATTTTTTCTTTTTCGTCTCGTGATTCCTCCTTTTCCATTTGTGCTTTTACAAATATGTTTTCATCTATTTTGAAATGTTTATTTTGAAAAACCATAAACATATCTGACACTTGTTTTCTACTTTCATTACTTTCGGAACCTTGAAAGTTAGTATGAGTTTCTTTTATTTTATAAATAGTATTGTTAGTTTCAATATTCAAAATAATATAATTCCAAATAGCTTTAAAACGTTTACTATAGGAAGATGATATATTTTGTGCGTGACTATAAGGACATATTACAGAACTTCTTTTCCCTTCTATAATAATAGTATTTTTTTTATAAAAGTAATATTTAATATCATCAATACTAAAATTATTTACTATTATTGAATTATCAGATAAATAATTAATTATGTATCCGAAAAAACTTATTACTATTGTTGTAATAATAGTATCATAAACTACATTTCCGGTTTTAAATTGGTTAAACAATATCATTTTTGTAACATTGGTATAATTAATAAACATAGAATTTAATATACTATCCATTGAAGTATATATTTTATGTTCTTAAATTTAAATAGTTTTTATAATTATTATAACACAAACAATCATAAAATTAATAATTTATAATTGTTAAAAAGCACTGAAATACCAGGTTACTTTATTTAACGAATAAAATAATAAGCCAAAAAGAAGACTTGTAACTAAAAATCCATTAATGTTCAAATTTCCATCGTTAGAAAAAAGTACAGGAAAATAACTAAATAAAAATTTTCTAAAAAAAGGTAATTGAAATAAAAAGTATAAAACAGCAAGTAATAAAGGTGTTTGAATTTCATTATACATTTCATCTAATGAATTTTGTCTTTGAGCATTTCTATTATAATCATTAACCATATTAGATGGTTGTTCATAATCTTTAATATAGTCACTATTATATGGTGGCGGCGGAACATAATTAGGTTGAACATGAGGGTCTATATTATGATTTGAAGAAATCATAGGAATATCACGAGATTGTAATTGAGTAGCTCCGCTAATAGTAGCTTGTTGTAATCCATTAACAATTTGACTAATAGTTGTTTGATCTAAACTAAATCCTCCGCCTCCTTGAGATGGTTGCTGAGGAATTTGAACATTTTCTGAAGCATTAACAGTTATATTATTACTAATATTTCCTCCGCCTATAGGATCTGTAGGCAAATCTAAAATGCTGGTTGAATCACTCATAATTATTGTAAATATTGATTGATTATAATAATTACGCAAACATTATTTATCTAAATATATTATCAAAAGTTGACTGTTTTAATATTTGGGTCGCATTTTGTAGAAACAGCATTATATTTTACACATTTTCCCCCACTTTTGTATATTTTATCTTTTATTTTTTCTAAAGGTGGAGCATGAAACATGACACATTCTTTATCTTTACAAACAGTCCTAAATAATGAAGCTAAACCAAATCCAAGTAATATTGACATAATAATTTTACCGGTTTCAGTATGAACAAACTTTCCAAGATACATCTGCATATATTATACTATGAGTTTCTTTTTGATAAAATATATTTAATTATTATTAACAAAGTTTGCCTAAGATTGATAAAGTTTTATTAAGTTTGAATTGGTATACTAGAAATTAAAGTTTCATCCTTAGGACATTCAACTTCTTGTTCTTCAAAATAAAAACAATTATCAGCTTTATCTTTAAATAAAACTTTGTTAACAGTTTCTGGACTAGGATAAACATAAATTTTTTTCCTTTTTGGTCCTAAAATATAAATAAAAAATAATCCAATAGCAAAACTAATTATAAAAATACGTAATGAAATATAATTTAATAGCATGTATATATATAATTTATATATAATTTATATATAATTTATATACAAATTAATTTAAAAAAATAAGATAATATTGAATTAAAAAAATCCT